GGATCGGTATCAATCAGCGTAAAATCAAAAGAACCGTTATTAGGGAAATTTGCTGGAAGCCCCGAATCCAAAGTAGTTCCGGTTGGCATTGTGATTGTTAGCGAACCAGTTAGCACAATTATTTGTGTAAGCAACTGAGCGACACTCAAAGTCGTATTAGTAGCTAACGAAGTTGGGGCCGGTTGATAGCCGTACTCCGTATTTCTGAAGAGTGATGTTCCATTAACATCAAGAAGCGAAACTGGCGTAGTCGTCCCAATCCCCACATTCCCCGCAAAATAGTTCTGCGCGGTTCCAGATGCGTAGATGTTCCACTTGTTCGTGCCGGAGGAGACTAGCGAGGTGATGCCGTAGTTGTTGGTGCCTTGCGTTAAGTCCTCAACATATAAACCGTGATACGACGTAATGGTTGATGCCGCACCTTTTGCTAGATTGAGCGCCCTAAAACCAGAAGCATTAGCTACAGTGAAAGCCGTGTTAGAGGTTCCTGCGGCAGCAGCGATACCATTAATTTGCGTCGTGCCTGTTCCAACAGGAGTTGCAGCAATGCCGTATTGAGTAGCGCCAGTCAACGCTGCGCTTACAACATTTACACCAACAGTAGAAGCGCCAGCACCACCAACCCCCATATAACCATTAACCGTAACGGTATCGGTAGAAGCATCGCCTAGTGTGGCGTTACCCGCTACACGCAGAGAACCTGCGCCGGGGTCAGTGGTGTCTCCGATGGATAGACCGCCGGAGTTGTGAATGCGCATCCGTTCGGTAAAGGTAATTGCATTGCCTGCGGTTCCAGAGGCAGCAGTGCGCCAAACGTGAGTTCCGTTGTCTTGGTAATAGTCAGAAGCAAAATTAGTTCCAATGTATTTCCAGCTTCCATCGTTGTAAGCGTTAGCAGATATATAAACCTGATCCTCTGTGCCTGCGCCGCCTCTCCCGGTAATTGCCGCGCCGCTACCAATCTGTGCGGAAATGAAATTCCCTGCAGCCCACGCACTCGGCGTAACCCCTAGGCCGAGGTTGCCGGAGGCGTCGAGGCGCATCCGTTCAGATGCGTTAGCCCACAAAGCTAAATAGTTAGATGTATGGTCATATTCAACACGACCAACACTGCCATTCTCCGGGTCGCCAAATGTAATATAACCTTTTGCTGTATTAGGCGTTAAGACATTAAGACCTGTGTTTGTAGAATGCTCGACAATTAAATTGGCAAGTGATGTGGCACTTGCTGCTCCTGAAGTGCCTGCCATTACATGAAGCGTTTTATATGGCGAACTCGTTCCAATACCGACTAAACCTGCGCTGGTGATACGCATCGACTCAACACCGCCCTCAGTGAAAGCGATGGTGTCAGCAGCAGGGAAGTAGATACCTGTGTTGGTATCTCCAGTGGTCGTGATGGCAGGAGCTGATACGGTGCCTGCGGAGAACGTGGCTACGCCGGTTGAGCTAATAGTCCCAACGATATCAACACCCGTTCCCGCTTGGTTGTAGTTGACGGAACGCCCCGCCGGGTACACCACGAACACATCCTTGGTACCAGCACTGAACGTAACTACGGAACCGGAGTTGGATGACGCCAAAATAGTGTCGCGAGAGAGCGTAGTACCCGACGCGGTGTATGTACCAATACCAACTTCCCATTCACTCGTACCCTGACCCGCGATACAGTAGTAAGTGGTGTTGGCATTACCAATAGTGGAAAACGCCTGATACCCCGTGGTAGCACCGGCCAGCGTTACAGCGCCAGTGCCCGTGGTCGTGGTGGTCTCTTTTACGCGATCTTTAAGAATGAGCGCCATTTAGTCATCCGTATCAATAATTTGCCATGTGGTCGGAACATCGGCGCTGACGTTTGTCCAGCTAGTTGGTAGATTAGCCGAAACGACCGACCAAACAGCCGGAGTATTAGCACCAACGTCGGCCCATACTGTGTCTATTGGATTATACGCCCATTGCCCACCCGCGAAGGATGTCGAAGCGAATGCGCCGCCGGAGAAGCCCATATCTCCGCCAGTCGTAATGATCGGTATAACACTTGTCCAGCCGGGGCTCTGAACGTCGTTGATGAGGTTCCACAAGAACGAACCAACAACCGTATCAGCCCCAACAGCGGCATCGGCTACTCCGGAGTAAAACACCGCAGATGCGCGAACTGTGTCCGTACCTGTAATGACTTCCGAAACAGAACGATTGAAGACCGCCAAGCTGCTGACTAAATCAACGCCAGAAACCGCTTCTGACAATGACGAACGGAACACCGCCCTGCCCAATACTGAGTCCGATCCGGTGGCCGTCTCTGATACGTTACCAAAGAACACAAACGAAGAAGTCAGACTATCCGCACCGGTCGCGGTCTCAGATACAAGCGGGGTAAACACCGCCAAACTGCTCACCGAATCACTGCCGGTTACCGTCTCAGAAATACTACCCGGGAACGTAATATACCCAACACTGGAATCACTGCCGGTCGCCAGCTCAGAGAGCGCGGCATAGAACGATGCCGCCGCAGATATCGAGTCCGAACCAGTAGACAGCTCGGAAACAGCCGCTCCGAATGCAGCAGCAGAAGCTACGGTGTCAGTTCCCGTGGCGAGCTCTGAAAGAGCAGAAGCAAAAATAGCTCTACTCGATACCGCATCACTGCCAACAGCCGTCTCGCTTGTTGCGGAGAAATACTCTACCCCGGAGAACGATGAAAAGGGTGCCCCTGCGAATGTGGCAAGACTAAACACCCTGTCTATCCCCTATTCGATAAATTAAGCAGCGTCGAGACTGAACGTATAGGTCACATTCAGCGTGTCGCCAGAAACCACCGAACGATCGCCCGGGGAGCTAAAGTCCGAAGCCGAGAACAGCGTGCCTGTGGAACCGCCCTTGGTGCTGTTGCTGACTAAAAATGCACCACCAACCGTTGACGTAGCGTTGATGTTGAACGACGCCGGAGAGGCCGAGTTGGTGGCAACCGACGGATCAGCAGTAGTCGGGGTGGCGAAAGAGCAAGTGGGGCGGGTGGCGTTGCTGTACGGCGTTACTTCCGTCCAACCAGCATGCGAGGACATCGTATCACCAGCAGCCGGGGTGTTGGAAGCGCCCGCGCCGTAGAGGCCCAGATACCAAGTCGTATTAACCGTGCCGCCAGTAAGCGCGGCGGCGTTCATATATTGCAGTCCTTGATTAACAACAAGGTTGTGCTCCTCGGCAACCCACTTCAGGTTCCCATCTTTATCGAAGCACTCCATGCGGTAAACACCGCCAGCCTTTGACCTTACATCCATGTTTTACTCCTTATCCTAGCCTGATAATGGCTGATGTACTTGAAGCCGTTGGGAACTCCACAGTAAACGTCGTCGTGGAAGTTTTGGTGGAACCGAAATCCAAAACACATACTGCCGGGTTGCTGCTTCCGTCGGCCTTGTAAATCAAAGCACCACGCGCCGTAATCGCACCAGACCACGACACATTTGAAAACGACCAGTACGCAACAGCGCTCTCACCCGACTGAGTGCCGATCGTCGGCACTTGGCTGATCGTCAGGGTTGAACCGCCAGCAGTATACCCAGCGTCTGCAACCTCACCAGTCGCCGTGTAGCCCGTAGTGTCTGCATCCAGCGTAGCCGTGTTGGTATACAGCGCGATCTTGTATACGTCAGTTGTGCCTGTGTTGAAGTTAAAGCTCCCCGCAGGAAGCCCCGTCTTGAAGACGTTGCACAGGTAATTGCCGGTGAAGGCCATATCAGTTCACCGGAACGCGAGGCGTCCCGCTCCTGTATTGATCCTGCTTCTCCATGCCGTCACCCAGACGTTTGGCCAGCATCAGAGAATCCTGATACTTTTTCTCGTAATTGGCAATCATGTCGGGCTCACCCTTCATGAACGTATACGCCTCAACCAGAGAGCCGTAGAGCAGCACGGGGTCGAAGTTCTCACTCAGCCACGTATACCCGCTGGCAGCAACCGTGATCGACTCCGGGTAGTAGAAGTAGTGCAGCTCAACCGTGTAGACCGCGTCAGGGGTCGGCCCCAGCAGGAAGGTAAGCTCCGTCTCGTCAGAAGAAACAGGGCCGAACAGAGAGTAGTGCTGCGGTATGCCCGTAGCCGTCGGAACCGGGTAGGACTCCCGAATGAAGCTCACATCTTTGTTCAACAGATACTGATACGCACCAGCGCCGTCCACTACCGCCATCGAGTACACGGCGAGGAAGTCGCCGGGGCAGTTCAGGTACTTGTTATTCTGTGAAGTAGCGCCGGTAACATTACGCCGAAGCGCCGGGAACAGGACGGTGTTGTAGATTCGCTGCTCGGCTTGGGTGATAAAGGTATTGATCTGCTCGACGCTAGTAGACGACACGGCGCTTCCGGTCGAGCCGGTGAACGCGGTGCTTGGGAAATCGTTCTCAAGGTAGCCCTTGATCGTCGTAAACAGCGTCGAGTAGTTCATTGATCACCTCAAGCCATGGGGCCGCGAGCCATCGTTCCTTTGGTAGCCGCACCGGTGCCGCGAACCTTGATGCCCGAAGTCTTGGGTTCGGGGTAGGGCTTGGAAGTCAGGTTGCCTACAGACATCCGCAGCTCATTGATGGTCTTCTGGTTATCCGCCTGACCCACCACAACCGGCGCTACTTTTTTGACGGGTTCCATTATTTGCCCCTCTGGTTTTTGACACGCGCCATGTTACGGCCGACAGCCTTCATATCCATGGAGGTCGGGCCACCCTTCTTGAAGGTCGGCTTCTTGCCCGGGTGCATCCGTTGTTCGTGCTTACGCACAGCTTTTTTAGCGTCCATTGTGAGTCTCCTATGTAGTTACTACCGTCACCTCGCCCAGCGACAGGGTCATGGCCAAGTAGTTCGGGGTCAGGCCATCGTCGTTCGCTCTGGCACCACCAACAGGAGCCCACCCCCACTGGATTATACGGCTACCGCCCTCCGGCGTCCCAACATCTGACGGGGAAAGCTGCAGTCCGCTGGTACCGGAAGTCCGATAGCTCACGTCCGGGCGGGGGTTGCGTACCGCCTGCGGGTCATTGACGGGGTAGAGCCCCAGCGACAGCTGCGGCTGGTCAGGCTCCCAGCAGCTCGGACAGACCAGAATATTGACGTTCTTGGTCTTGATGACCAGCTGCTTGAGCTGTTTGAGCTTGTACCGGAATCCGCACCTGTCGCATTCCGCGATTGCGAATTTGCCAGAGGAAAACTGATTGGGCATTTAGGCCCCTCACCCGCCGATAAACTGCTGACGCGGGACGAAGCGAATGGGGGCCGTTTCCCGGTCTTCCTCGGCAGCAAATTGGTACTGCTGCTCGTAGTCCATCTTGAGCTCCATACGGCGCTGCGGGTCCACGCTGGGAATCTTCATGGACAGGTAGTAGGCCAACCCGGCCACCATGGGCGGCAGGAACCGGAAAGGTATGTCTTGGCCATTGATACCGTTCCCGGCGTCCTGCAGCCGCCGCATCCGCCAGTAGACGAAGGTGTAGGTCTGGGAGTTGTCCGGCTTCGGCCAGACGTGAATCTGGGGGTACTGGATGACGTTGGTGGCGTTGGTCGCCCCCGTCTTGCGCTGGAACCACACCTGAATCGGCCTGCCCGTGGCGTTCTTGTTCGGGATCATGGCGTAGGTGGGCATGCTGATCCGGGAGATGTTGATGTCCTGCTGGTTCACCCCCGTACCCGTCCGGATCACATGGTCCAGCAGGTCGATGGTGTCCACCGGCATGTCGTAGTCCGCTACGTCGTAAGTCAGCGTCTGGGTGCCCTGCTCGATAGTCCACAGGTTGGTCCCACGGTTGGCCCACTCGATAGTCAGCAGGTTCAGCGACCGTCGCGCTGTGCGCAGGTCATAGCCCGACCGCAGTTCCGCACCGCAACGCTCAAACGCCTCTTCCACGAGGCTGTTCAGGTCGAGGTTGAAATCGGTCGTGTCGGTCGTCTTCAGGGCCATTATCTGAACCTCGCGGTCTTCTTGGCGATGCCTTTCGGCTGTTTCACGAACTGCTTGCCCGCCTGCTTACCACGACGCTTCGCAGCGGTGGTGGCAGCATATTCAGCGGGACTTAACGCTTTGATGGCAGCTTCAGGCAGATACCTCTCCCCGGTCTTGCTAGAGGGCTTTCCGGACTTGGTGCGCCACTTCTGGGCTGTCCACGCCTTGAGGCTCTGCTGCGGATTTTTCATGTTTCTCCAAGTACTTAACTGCCTGCTTCAACACCTTCAAACTGTCTCGTAGCATCCCAATACCAGTGTTGCATTTTTGGCATAGAAGGCCACGAATTGCACCGGTGGTATGGCAATGGTCTACGTATAGCACATGCCCAAGTTCCCTACAAACCCCGCACTTACCGCCTTGCGCTACCTTCAATGCCTCGTAGTCTTCAGCCCCTATCCCGTAGCGATCCCGGAAGTTTTTATTCCGGATTTTGGAGCGGTTCTTGCGGCTGTATTCCCGGTACCGTTTCCGATCACACACCCTACAGATTGGTCGTAAACGGCCTACTTTATAGTACGGAAACTCCGAAGCAGGTTTGGTTTGCTTGCAGGATTTGCAGGTTTTATCCTCTATAACCACCACCTTTTGCTTTGTACTGCTTGGCCAGAAGCTGGGCCTTGCGCGCGCTCCACTGCCCCGCCCCGGTACCCTGCACCGCCCGAGCCTTGATCGACTCAAACAGCGACTTGCGCATACCCGGCTTGGTGTAGTTGCCCGCCGCGTTCACCTTGCTTTTGGTCGTTGTACCGCCTTTTTTAAACTGGTGTTGCAGCATCACGCCGCCACCGGTTATGCGGCCCATGAGGTCACGGTCTTTTGGTTTAGCCACAAACCCCTGAACATACGGTGATATGGTTGTGTTCCTACCAACAGGCACATCATACATCAGCCGACCGCCAGTGCTCGTTGCAAACTTGTCTTTACCGCCTCCGCCCATAAACGAAAGCCGGGGTTCCCGCTTGGGCGGTTCCCGGTCGTAGTTCCGTTTTTTAGGCTCCGCCCGGTCTTCAGACTCAACCTCCCGGCCCTCAGAAAACTTACGAACCTTCCCGCCCTTTTTATAGAGCTTGGTCGGCTCGGGGCCGTCCTTACGGACGACCTTCCGGGCTTTGGGCATCTTACTGGGGGCAATCGCCCCCATGCCGCGAGAGGGCCTCATCAGCAGACTTTCCCACCCTTGCGCAGCATCTTGCCTTTGGTCTTGCCACGCTGGGCGACGCCATCCGCACGGGCTGACGCAGAACCACCCTTCTTCATGCCCGCCTCTTTCATCTCGTGCTTGACCATCGACTTCGGAGCGCCCTTCTTCTTCATGAAGGCCACTTCCTTCTTCATCATCGCTTTTGACTCTTTCATCTCGCCACCTTTTGCTTTGGATTGGACGGAGTGGAACGGCATATCAAGTTTGCCGTGGGCGGTATTGGGCCGGTTAACCTTGGCCTGCGTACTGAACCCCTTGGTTTTGTCGGCACGAGCAAACTCCTTCCCCACCGACGAGGGAATCCCGACCTTCTTTGCGAAAGCCGGGTTATTAGCCACAGCCGCCATGAGGCGGTGTTGGGCTGGAGATTTAGAGGGCATTAAACCAGCTTGCCTTTGGTCTTACCGCGTTGCGCAATGCCATCCGCACGGCGGGAGGCGGAGCCCACGGAGCCGCCTTTTTTCATGCCCTTACCTTCAGCATATTTAGAAGCACGACCCAGCGTATCGTAGTCTTTCATAGCCTGCGCGTAGCGCCCAAGCATAGCCCGGCGGTCTTCGCTGCTCAGGTTTTTGTTCTTTGAAGCCTCATCATACCCGCGAGCTTCCGTGTATTTATTACGGGCGGCGGATACGTAGTCTTCTGACGCTTTCCGGGACGATGCGGCCGGTTTAGATACGGCCTTTGGTGCCGCCTTTTTGGGTGCGGGGGAAGAAGAGCGACGCGGCGCCCGTTCTTCATCCGACATTTCGCTCATGTCAGAGCGATAAACCTTCTGCGACTCCGAATCAGAGTCCTTGTCGTAATCAACATCACCACCGTCTTCATAGCGTTTCATCTTCTTCATATCATCCGTCCTTTAGTTTTGCCACGCTGAGCAATGCCATCCGCGCGTTTAGAGGCGGAAGATTTTACGGAGCCGCCTTTTTTCATGCCAATAGTAGGTGCTTTGATTTCAGGGGAGGAGGCACGGTTCTGTTTCTCTAATGTATCTCTTATAGCTCTTATATCGTCACGCTGCTCATTCAGCATTGATAGACGAGCTGAAGGAGTAAGCCCACCGACTAATTTTGACCCGCTCATAAGAGCAGGAACAACGCCCAGCGCTCCGCTTTTCAGAAAATTTTTCATATCATCCGCCCTTTGGTCTTACCACGTTGAGCGATGCCATCAGCACGGCGAGAAGCGGAAGAACGCACGGAGCCGCCTTTTTTCATGCCAATAGTAGGTGCTTTAATCACGGGGGAGCCAGCGGCAGTATTTTGCGCTTCCTCTTCTTTGCGATTTTTTCGGTCTTGGGCAAGTGCCATAGGCAGAACCCCCGCAACAGGCGCAAGTTTGCCAAAAGCGCCTTGGCCGGACAGCAAGCCATAAGCGGGACTCAACGTGCCGAGAATCTTTTTGGTTTTGTCATCCATCAGAGCATCCGTCCTTTAGTTTTGCCACGCTGAGCGATACCATCCGCGCGTTTGGAGGCGGAAGATTTTACGGAACCGCCTTTCTTGTAGCCCGCATACTTATACGCCTCACCTTCGCGCGCAGCGGCGGGTACAGACTCGCGCATGCGAGCAGCCAGCCGCATATCGTCTTTAGCGGCCTTACGCATGGTAGGAGCTATACGCGACAGGAAGTCGTCCTCCCCGGAAATCCCACGCTTCATAACCTCGCGGGATTCGTCCAGCTTCTTCTGTTCTGCGGCAGTCGGTTCTCGGTAGTGACGCGGCATATCAACCCCTTTGTGCTTTCGCAAGGTCATCAATCTTCGACTCAAGGCGTTTGAAGCCGTCATCAAAGCGTTCAACAATCCGGTCGACCTTGTCGTCGACTTCCCTGCGAGTGATGTGGTCGCGAGCAACTTCCTCGCGGGTGCGGTTCAACAAGATGCTGAGACGATTGAGTTCGTCCATCTTGCCCTTAAGCATGAAGCCCATCCCCGCCACGAAGAACGATAGCACCGCATTCCACAGCATCATCTCCATGGCTCAAGATTTCTCCGTCTCAGCTTTGCATTTAGTGCAAATCAGCATTTCCATGCTTTCCTCGCTAAGCGCAACCGACTCTTAGGGTTCTTCGCTGCCTTCGGCCACATCTTCATCTGGCCAGCAGAACGAGCGCAGAAGCTGTCTCTCCGAGGGCCTCCTTCTGGCTGAGGCCGCTTCAAGCCGGGCTTTCCGGGATTGGCTGCGTTGTACGAAGCCCTCCCCTTCGCGTTCAGACCACCTTTCGGATTCTTTCCTTCTTTCCTTTGCCATGCTGGACTCTTAGCCATATGCAATCCGTAGAGGTTCGTCCCCCTCCTTGATCTGCGCCGCCTTGATCATCGGGTAGAGAATGTCATTGCCAAAATCACCGTGGAACTCGTGAATGCCGAAGTGACCCAGCTTAACCGTCGGGTCGATCCAGACCTCAAACCCATGCGCTCGCGCACGTTCGCAGAAGAGATAGTCCTCTCCGATATAGCCCTCGGGGGTGGATTTGAAATCGAACAGAGAGTGCAGCTTGCGGTCAGCGGTAGCGTCGTAGTACTCCCACTCAGGGTGAGAACGCACCAACTCCTCAACCACCTGCCGCTGGATCATCATGAAGCCGGTGCCAATACTCTTAGCCCGGACAAGGCCCATCGCATCCATCACGATATTGCCTTCTTCGTCCTGATCCATCTTGGAGTAGTAGGTGGGAGGGAACTTCCTAGCGCACCCAACGCCACCGACGATGTTTTTCCTCTGGCTCCAAGCCAACAGCCGGAAGATGTCGTCGGGGTTGAACGACATGTCTGCATCAATGAACAACATCGTGTCGCACTCAGATGCGAGGAAGTCGCTCACCAGCAGGTTACGGGCCCGAGATACGACAGAGCATCCGGAGATGGTGCCGATCTCAAACCCGATGCCATGCTCTGCCGCCTTCCGGGAGAAATGAATCAAGGCACCGATCATCTTGACCGACACCTTGAAATCATACGCCGGGATGGCGATAAACAGCTTGCGTCCAGCTAGATCAAATGACGCTTGCGCCTGCATGGTTTACCCGTAGTAGGCAGTGACCGCAGCGGCTCCGTTGATGTCGAGGAAGAGTCCGTTCTGAGCGAGGATGCCCTCACCCGGAATCAGAACATTGAACGCCCCGGCAACAGCAGTGCTGACCTCGACCACCTTGGTTCCAGAAGCTGCGGAGGCATTGTCATATACGACCAACGCCGCATCTGCAGTAGACACCGCAACCGTAAGCCCCTTGAGCCGGGCGCGACCCGCAAAGATCACGCCATCGGCAGCAAGGTACTTCGATTTGACATCAGTTTGCATGCCCATAATCGACCCTCCTAGTCAGGGTTTCGATTAGCTGTCAGCAAACGGAGTGGCCGGGGTCGTTCCGAGAAGCACACCCTGAACAGCATACCGGTCTGCGGCAATCGCAGTGATCACCAGCCAAGAGCCAGCAATGCCACCGGAAGTCGAAGTCAGGTTGATGAAGTCGTTGGACGAACCGTTGGGGACGTAGCCGTTGATCGTGCCAGCAGTGTCGGAGTCCACAACAACCACGGAGCCGGTGTAAATATCATCGCTGGCGGCAGCGGTGCCGATCTTCAGCGAGTTGGCCGTGATCGAACCGGTGATCCAGATGGTGTAGCTCGTGCCCAGATTGTTCAGGGTGTTGGGGTCGGAACCGGGGCCAGCCGAGGTCGGGTCGGCAGTGGTGTTGATCGCCGGGAGGGTGATCGTGCGGTTCGCGGCCAGCGAGCCACCTGCAAAACGCAGGATATGGCCAGCATGCTGGGCAACGGTCAGGGTGGTGTCAGCAGTGGTAGACAGGTCGATGAAGTTGCCCGGGCCTTGAACATAGAAGCCGTTGAGCGACCTAACCGGGCCGTCGAAAGTCGAGATAGCCATGTGCATCCTTTCGTGTGTAAGCACATCCTCGTACCGTCTCTTACAAGTCTGCCCAGCCAGTCGGTACGAGTAAAAATCTGGGGTATGGCGACGTTATATCAGGTAGGTGCGGGGGAGTCAACCGCCTTGTCGGTTTTTAAAAGCGCTTGTAGACTGGGTACTTACACGGAGCAACAGCCCCATGATCGACACCACGGAAGAGCTGTCAAAAGCCCTCAAAGGTAAGGTCATAGAGGCCGTTGAGTTCCATGAGGATGGGCTGCATGTGAGCTTCTCCAACGGCCAAATCCTGATATTCGTAGGGGTGTCCATCATAGGACTTTTGGAAGCCCCATCCGCCTCCCGCACAATCCAATGAACCACCCATACCCCCTCGTCGAGATTGTCTGGGATGACGCCTCCAGCGACGCGGGCTGGCAAGAGGTGGAGAACATTAAGTTCGAACCCCAGATCGTCACCTCCGTCGGGTTTTTGATAGCGGAAAGCAAGAAGTACGTGATCCTCGGCCACACCTACTCCGGGGATGCCTACATCGGCTGGTTCCAAATACCGAAAGGCATGATCATTACCCGGAAAGTCCTGAAACGGGCAAAGCGGGAAACCCGCGCAAAAAGAAAAGGCCCACCGAAGTGGGCCTAATCCTGCTGCTAAGTGCTTGATTCTACGACTTAAGCGCCGCTGGAACCGAAGATACCGAGCGGGTCGCTCCAGCCGAAGCTGTAACGCTCGCGAGACTTATAACGTACATTCCCGGTATCGAAGTCTCCATCCATGGAATTCTGAAGCGGAGTACGAACAAAGTGCTTCAGGCCATTCGGGACATCGGTGCAGAGGAAGAACGCGTTGGTATCAGTCAAGAAGTGATTGACCGTGAACCCTTCCGGGATCGAGCCGTTGTTCTTGATCGCATTGATGTCGTTATTGTTGGTAGCAACACGCAGCTCGGTTTGGAGCAGACGGGTCGCAACGAACATCAGGTTGACCGGAACAACCAGCTTGCGGGGCTTGGCAGCGATCAGCAGGCCACGCTCGTCGGTCCAACCAGCGATCTGAATGACAGCCGCTTCAAGCGAAGTCTCATTCAGGTCTGCTTGGGTCGCAAACGTGTTGCTGTTGGTGCCACCAGAGACCAGCGGGTGAGTGGTCGAGCACAGAGGCTTGCCGTCACCGCCGTTGTAACCGCTCGCCGCAAAGGCGTTGTTCAGCACCGAAGCGGCTTTCACCTGTTTGGTGTAGGCCATGGCGCGAGCAAGCGCTTTGGTATAGCGGCTGGACAGCGAATCGTACAGGTTGTCCTCAACCGCCTCTTCGGTGATCGAGAAGCCCAGTGCGATGGTCTCGTGGTTGTAACGGGCAGTCCACGCTTCCTGCGCATTGTCATACGCAATGGCGTTACCCTCGTTCTTCACGGGGGCGGCGCTGAAGCCAGACAGCTTCGTTTCTTCCTCGAAGGAACGCTCGGAGGTCTCGGTCTCGAAAATCTCCTTGTGCTCTTCGCCGTAGCGGGCATACTCCATGCCGAACAAAGCGTTCAGGCCGGGGAGCAGCTCTTTCAGTAGTTGTGAGCGAGAAATAGCCATGATTCAGTCTCCTTAGACGTTGCCTTCGGCACGTTGATAGGCGTGCATACCGAAGTTCCACTTCACGATCACTTCGGTGTACGAACCCAGCGAGTTGCGGGTATCCGGAACAACGTCAACGATGCGAACCGGCAGGGTGTTGGTCGTCGCCGTAGTGGCCGAGATCGCAACCGCCGAGTCACCAGTAACGGTCGAACCAGTGTTGTCAACCAGCGCAGCGTTGTAGCCAACTGCAGCTTGGGTAACGCCGCTCATCGTGGTGCCGCTCGAAACCACAGCCACTTTGAACAGGGCGTCGTAGTCATCGACCACATACGCTTGGATGTCCGAAGCGGTGATGGCACCGGGGTAGTACTGCTTGAACACCTTCTGGTTGGTGCTCGGGTCGGTGTAGGTGCAGCCCATGAACACACCAACGGGGGCCATGGCAGAGTCAGCCGGGTCGCGGGTGATGTAACCAGCGGACAGCTTAACTGCGTCACCAAAGAAAATCGCGGTAGTCTCGCCGCTGTTGATTGCCATCAGACGGGTCGAACCGGCGTACACCTGCCCACCGATCAGATTGATCGGCTGCAAGCCGTACGGCTTGTCAATCGTGGGGTAAGCCATTGTTTATACTCCTAAAATTGGGTTATTTGGTTCCTTTGCCGAACGACACACCGGAACGCTTCTCAGCGAAGAGAGGCATCCGAGCATCGCTGGCTCTCATGAAGTTGTTGTCCACAGCTTCGGTTTGAGATTGTGACTGGTTCTGGAACCACGCATTGCGCTGTTCAACCATCTCAGCCGGGGCTTTGCACAACACCAGACCACCGATCTCGATACCGCCGGGGAACCGGCCGTTCGGGTCAGCGATCATCATGATTTCCGGGTGATCTTCGGCTTTCACCGGCACCCAGCCTTCTCGAAACTTTGCGGACGCATTCGTGGGGTCAACTTGGCCCATCAAGCTAGTCCGAATCCAACGAAATTCCCACCCGGCCTGCGGATTCGGGGACGGGAGGGTCTGAGGGGGAACCCATGCTTGCTTACGCTTGGTAAGTTCACGGTTCTCCAGCTCACGAGGGGTACGAGTATCAGCCATTCTGGTTCTCCAGTTTGATAAGTTCTTTCGCATACTGCTCGGGGGTCAGACCAAATTTCTTGGCCAGTGCCACCTGCGTCTGCGTCAATCGCACTTTGTTTGGCGCGGTGCTACGCGTTGCCGGAGCTACCACAGTAGCTGGTTTGCGAGGCTTTTCGGCCTTCGATTTCAGAGGCTGTTCCGGGGTTTCGTTGTCGAGCTCTTCGCCCTCAAACTCTTCCGGGAAACGCTTACGCATTGCCTCGTCCACTCGGCGGTAATAGTCGTCTGATCGTGGATCGACACCCTGCCGGACTAGTTTCTGATGCAGGCCAAGAGCGAGGCTAGTCATCTCCTCATCAACTCCAAACCATGTGTTTTTAGACTTCCAAGCCGAGGCTTTTGGGTCGATCACAGGTTGGAGTTCTTGCACCTGTTGTTGATGTTCTACACCTTCCGATTCATTTTGTAAAGGGGCTTGTTGATATTGAAGTTCTTTTAGTTTGATCTTGGCATCGGTCAGGGCTTCTTGAGCATCCGCGATCTTGACCGGATCACCTTCTTCATATGCCGCCCGCAACGCTGTTTTAGCCGTAAGAATAGCCACTTCAGTGGCTTTAGCTAACTCGTTGGAGTAGTACTGCTGCCCCGCGCCTAGCCAGCTACGCAGTTTTTTGACTTCAGCATCGCGCCCTTGAGCCAGTCGGAACGCCTCTTCCGCCTCCCGGCGGGCAGCTTCCTTCTCCCGGCGCTCGTCGTGCCAGACCTTCTTCATCTGGGAGAGGCGTTTCTTGACCTTCTCAGAATATTCTTCTAGGTCATCCTCTTCCAGCTCTTTGACGATCTCCTTCGGCAGAGGATCGCGACCCTTATCTTCCGGGGGCGTGTCGTCTACGATCTCGATCTCAAGAGCATCGGCTTCTTTGCTCTCGTCTTTCTTGTCTTCTATTTCATCGGGAAACTTGAACGCGGGTTGGTTCATTATTGCTCCTTATTTCCTGCGAATGCCACGGGGGTCTTCCACAACCGCTTCCACCGTGTCGTCGTTGATGATGCGAAACTCTTTGCCGTGGATGTCCAAGCGAGTGCCGGTGTTTGACCGGACAATCACAAAGTCACCTTCTTTGCACCACGGACCGCTCGGGAACTTGGCCTGATCCTTGTAAGCATCCGGGCCCAGCTTGATCACGAACAGGACAGTCGTGAGGATTTCCTCGTGCTGCATGGTGAGGTCGGCCTTGAGAATCCCACTGTCGTACTTCTGCTCGATTTCCGGAATAGCACAGAGAATGTGATACCCCGACGGGTCAGGCAACTGCTTGGCTTTACGGGCGGCTTCATCCTTCTCGGCCTCCCATTTCTGTTCAAGCGCCGTCATCGTCATTTTGTTTCCGCATCCTTTCTGCGAGGTCGTTAATATGTGCATCTGCGAGATTCAGACCCCGAATCACCCCACAGATGTGTTTGTACTCTGCGTAGTCCTTGGCGCTACCCGCCAGCAGGAACTCGATTTGCGCGTTGCGATCCTCTTCATTCTTGGTCAGCAACAGCGTAAGCCCATCCATTTATCACTCTCCTTTTGAGGGTTTAGCCGGTCGTGCGGCTTGCATGCGGGCCTTGTTCAAATCAGCCCCAATCTTTACTCCCGCGAGTAGCTCTTCGCGTCGGCCTTTGTCGGCTTCGGCAGCTGCTTTTACAGCGAGGTCCTTTTCTTTCAACCTGATCTCGTCTGCCCTTGCAGCGGCGTCTACAGCCAGCTGTTTTTCTTTTAGCTCGATTTCTTTTTGCAGTCGCTGCGCGTCCGCGATGGCTTTCTGAGCCTCGGCCTGTGCTTTCTGCTGCTGCAGCTGCACGTCTACCATCGCCTTTTGCGCTTTGATCTGGGTCTCCTGCTCTTTGATCTGCAGTTCTTTCTGCTGCATCTGAATGAGCGGGTCTTGAGCCTGCTGCGCGGCTTGCTGGGCTGCGGCCTCCTGTTGGTCTTTCTGCAAAAGCCGTGCTGCGGCTTGGGCCGTCAGCTGAGACAGGCGAACCTCCAGCTCCTCCGGCAGCTGCTCCTCGGGGTGCGGCAGAGCACTGCCCAGCTGTTTCTCGATCTCCCGGCGATACTGGAACGCGATGTGCTCCGAGATGTGCGCAGCCATCGCGCTCTGAATTTGCTGAGCCATCGGGCTCTGCCCGACCATCTGCATGATCTTGGGGTCTTTGACCGCTGCCATATGCACAGAAATATGCGCCTCGTGATCCTGATACATAAACGCCTTGACGGGCTTGCCGTTCAACACATTCATGTTCTCGGTTACCGGATCGACAGGCTTCATGTCGTCGTCCGTCGGCACCAGCTTGGCGGCATTCTTGACTCCCAGCACCTCGATCATCTGCCTGTGGAGGAGTTTTAGGTCGTACAACTGCGGTGCCCCTTGAGCCAGCTGCATCACCGCCTGATACTGCACAACCTTCTGGCTCATGGTCGCCGCGTTTGGGTCGGAGACGGGGATCACGTCAACCATGTCGTAGTCGCTACGTTTAGCAGACGGCGAGCCCACTTCAGGCTCGTAGTTGTAGTCCTCCGGGGTGTTATCGCGGATGATATCCCGCAGGAGCTTGAACTCCTGTTTCATGGCGTAGTGGACCCGCGCCTGCACTGCGCTCATCACCTTCAGCATCCGCTCCAGAATAGCCAGCGTTGTGCCCACAGGTGACTGGGCACTCATATCCGAGACCTTCATGTCCGCCGTAGCGGCGAACCGCTGAGCGTCCATCACGATCTTGTCCATCAGCAGGACGAGGGTTTGGCTGGGCTCCTTGTACGGCAGCGGCAGCAGGTTGTCCCGGATCGTACCGCTGGGCACGTCAACATCCCGGAACTCACCCGGAGCGATGGGGGTATCGTCACCCTTGACCCGCAGGCCCCGAGCCTTGAAGCCCCCCGGCAGATTCGCCAGCGAACCCGCGTCTACCAGCTGGCGCAGGAGGGAAGTCGCCGCGTGGGCGTGGCCACCGATCAGGTGGATGAGACCGAAGCAATAGAACCCGAAGCCCGGGATGTACCCGTAGTGTACAAAGTGTTGCCGACGTTTCTTGGTCTCATCCGCCGGGTCCCAGTTGCGCCGGATTGCGAGGATGGTGTTCGTGCCTTTCTCGTACGTAATGACGTAGGGAACCGCCACACCGTTGTCTTCAGTGAACTTGTCGGAGTAGCCCGCATCCCGCAGGTCGTAGTCCAAGTGCATCTCGATGATCTGGAACCGGTTATCCGCCGTCGCGCTGAAGCCCTGCTCCGTAGCTTTCTGTTTCTCCACGTCGTCCAGCACCCGCACGGGATCGCCCAAGTCGGTGTCCCGGTAGAACCCCGCTACCTGCAGCTTCCGGAGATCGTTCTTGGTCTTACGCATCCGGTGGGAGACCCGCTCAGCACCCTCAAGCGTCGTGGCTCCGTACGGCACCACAATATCTTCCGTCGGCACATACATCGACGCTTGCCGTTTGAGGTTCGGGTCGAAGTACACCTTCTTGAACGAGTTACCTGCCAGAGACAGCGCAAACAGCGCGCGCTCATGCTCGGGCCTGAACTCCTGCATCACCTCGGTCAGCTGGTAGTTCATGTCCTCCTTCACCCGCACGGCGGCTTCTTCTTTCTCTTTGGTGTCCTTGCCGATGATCACGGTCTTGACAGGCCCCGCAGCGGGGAACGTCTCCATGATGGTCTCGGACTGGAACTTGACCGCGCTCTCCATCAGCATGGGGTGGAACACACCACAGGCACCCGGCCACGGCTCGGTGCGCTCCTCGATCTTGATCCCCAGCAGTTTCAGACCCTTGATATAGGTGTCCAGCCAGTCACGGCGACTGGCAACGTCGGCGTCAAACAGGGCATTAAGCTCTGAGGCGAGGCTCTGCAGCTGGCTCTCGTCCATGTCCTCCGCGATGTTTTCCTCAAACTTCGCCTCTTCTTCCGGCGTCAGTTCTTCAGGCTCCCCGATCTCAACCTCGATCTCCACTTCAATCTCAGGTTCCGCAAAAACAGCAATCCCCGTGGGGGCTTCATACAGTGCTTTGTCGATGGCCATAGTTCACCCGCGATGTTTGAGTAGTTTTGAGGCCCGTAGAACGGACTATTGAATCCACCTTCACCGCCGGGGTGGGCCATACAAAGAAGGAGCAGGAATTGCGTAGGGTGTGGGATTACGCCTAGACCCACCCTTACCCTGTGGTGGCCGGGACATTCGCGGCATCGGTTGCGGCATCGGTTGCGGCATCGGTTGCGGCATCGGTTGCAGCATTGGTTGCAGCATTGGTTGTTGTTGTTGCATTTCTTGTTGCATTTGTTGCTGTTGCTGTTGTTGCATTGCTAGTTGCATTTGTAGTTGTTGTTGTTGCATTGCTTGTTGCATTTGTTGATAAACGTCCGACTGCAGTTGCGGATAGAGCGCAGACTGCAGAGTAGGTTGCGCTAGAGGTTGCCCCATGGTTGAA